GCTTAATATATTATGACCTATCAATATAGTATCACCAGTATATGGTCCGTTCAAAAAGTCATCAGTAGATATATACTTAGTAACCTTTCCACTAATAACTTCCTTACAAACTATACAATATATCTTTGAAACTGTATCAAGTAATCCATCTGTTTCGATATCGATGATAACTTGTTTAGCTGAAGTCTCTGTCATCGGTGAACTCATCCTCTTCATCCTCATTAATATCGTCATCGTTAAGATTAAAGGGAATTTCAGTAAGCCGTCCTGTTTGTTTAGTCCATTGAAGAAGGGTAGCAGGACCGCTCTCACCAGAGAATCTATTTTTTAAAACTCTAACACAAGTTCTATTTCTCTCTTCTTCATTAACAGCTTGAGTATTTCTCTCAAGAGCAAGGATCATATCAGGAAGCTGGGCTAGGCTATGACTACCTCTAAGCTGGTTCAATGATATGTTAGCTCCCTCTTCATGACCTGTACCCTGTGGCCTACTAAGATGAGAAACTACAATCAAATGAATTCCTAACTCCTGTACCAAAGTACGTAACTTAACCATAATATCATCGATAGCTTTACGTTCATTGGTTGTTTCATATATTACCATCGATATATGGTCAAGGATTATGTACTGACAATCCAGTCCCTTTACCATATACCGTACACGGGTTAAGAGATTATCTAGAGTAGAGCTACCAAAGTGGTTCCAAAAGACAACCTGTTCCAGATTACGTAATTCATCCAGAGCTTTTATCTTATCGTCTATAGTCCAATCTCTATCATCTTCAGAAGTAATATGAAATCTTTTAGAAGCTTGAACTGATAACAATCCAAGTCCTGATTGCTTAACACTCTCTTCAAGAAATAAGCAACCAACCTTCTCCTCTGTACTTGAAATAATATAATGAATAAGTTCTCTCATTACACTGGACTTACCTATACCAGATCCAGCAGTAACAAGAACAAGTTCATTCTTTCTCATTCCATAGGTAATGGCATTCAATCCATCCCAAGGATAAGGAAGACTTTTAATTGTTTCTTCTGATAAAAGTTTATCTCTTATATCAGGACCACAGACAATTCCTTCTGGGGTAAAGACACGAGCATTCCAAAAGTCATTAACAAATTCTTTACTCTTACCTTCCATAAGGTAATCATTAGCATCCTTCTTGTTAAGAGACATAATCTTACAATGTCCCGGTTCAAGAAGATTAGCTATTTGTTTAACTGCCTTCTGTCCATAGGCATCAGAATCGAAACAAAGAACTACGTTTTGATATGTGTTAAGAAAATCTAGGTTACGTTTAACCTCAGACATACCAGAAGCAGCACCATTCCTAATACTAACAACAGGCCATTTACTGCCAAGCATTTGGTAAGCAGAAAGACAGTCAAGCTCTCCTTCACAGACAGTAATAAACTTACCACCTTGAGAGAAAAGATTTTGTCCGAATAAGGTAGTCTCACTACCACGTTGTCCTTCCGAATAGAATTTCTTTTCATCTACAATTCTTATCTTATTTATAACATGACTTCCATCCTTACCATAATAAGGATAAACATGTACATCTTTGTTATTAATCTGTCCTACTTTGACGTTATATTTCTTACACGTATCTAGTTCTATCTGCCTATCCTTAATAGCTTTAAAAGATAATCTATCTTCAGAAGTAAGAGGAGATTGAGTTTTACGTACAGCAGACATAGAGTTTATTCCTTTTTCAATGATAGGTTTCCATTGATTACAGCTAAAACAATAAGTATTATTTTCATAGATGGATAGAGCATCACTACTGCCACAATCAGGACATGGTTGATGCGTCTTCTGTGGTTGTTCTTCTTCTTCCATCACTTTCTAATGCCTCTTCAAAAGAGTTATACATCTCGTCTTGTTCCATATGATACCCACTCTTTCCAATCTTTGGATGGATAGTAGGACATAATCTATTTGTATCATGATTTAAATATCTATTTACAAGATCTAACTTACTGATAAATAAATCTTTTTTATAAAATGGAAAAGATCCAACAATCAATACATACATATCGGATATAAGTTTACGAGGTTTACGCCAATGATCGGTAGCTGGAATAAATAAACATCCATTAGGATATACCGTTTGTTTGAGTTCTAATTTTAAATCATTCTTGAAGATACAATCAATATCTTTTTTATATGTTCTTGGAATAAAATTCTCTTCATCCTCAAACAAAGTATATGGTATATTGTATTTTTCTTTAAACCAGATCTCAGCACCCAAACCTTGTAGGTTAATTTCTTTTCCAGTTCTATTTTTATCTAAAATATTATCCTTTACTTTAAATCTCCTGTTATTATTATACACTGCATCACAATATCTTTTAATCTTTTTTATTTTTCTTGGTGATAACTGGTAAGCCATCAGGTAATCCTTTTGTAAAATCAGTAAGCATCTCTTGTAGTTCTGCTATCCTTTTATAAGACTCCTGTAGTTGTCCTTGTAAGTCTTTGATATTGTTCTTATACATCTGTATTTCTAAATCTGGTTGAACGTCTTTCATGTTTAAATTTATAATCCCTTCATTAATACTTCTGTTGTTGAAATAAGCATCTAAGTAATCACTTGAAGAAGAAGTCTTTTCTCCTCCTATATTAAAAGCAAAGATAACATTCTCTACTTCATCCATCTCTGGTATATTATCAGATGTTCTGTCTCCTCCATTACAAAAGATATATGTATTATTATCCTGATGATAATTTGTAATATCTTTTAATAATGCAGTAGCACTATCGTCGTCATCATTAAAAGAATAAACAGTATTAATAAATTTTAACTCCGATAATACTGCACACCGTTGATGATAGGGTAAAAGAAATGTTCCTTTTTTTCTTACTAACCATTCATCTGAATTAAGTCCAACAATAAGTTTATCTCCTAATTCAGCACAAGCCTTTAAATAAGAGATATGTCCTGAATGAAGAGGATCAAATCCTCCTGTCGCTATGCATATATTTTTTTTCATAATTCTTTTATCTAAAAGATAATCCTTCTATCCAAGCTACTATATTATATCTTTGTCCATGTTCTATTTCATCCATCGAATGAGGAATAAAAGATGGAAAGATTAACAATGATCCCTTTGTTAACTGAGATTGAATCTTATTGATAGCTCTTGTATTAATATCCTGTAGTTTAAAAGCTCCTCCTATATATTCCGAAGGATTATTTAAAGATAGAATACAACTAAGCTTACGTTGCTTCTGATGAAATCCCTTTCCCCTTCTAGGTTTAGTTAGATCCATATGAAAGGGATAGGAGCTTCCTTCCTTTAGTTTAATAATCTGTATGCTTTCAATTCTATCTATATGGAAATGCCAATCACATTCTTTGTTTGTTGTTCGTGCATTCTGCTTAAAAAATTTACCAAGGTCAGACTTACAAGGATGAGCTACCATTTCTACACTCATCTTAGTATTACTTAGTATACTATCAGTATTACTTGGTATTACTTTAAGTTTATTATCTTTATTGTATATAAAATTATCTACAATAAGATGATCACATAGCTCATCAGGAAGAGCATCCTTGATAATATGATATTGTTTGTTAATCATCTTCTTTCTTAGCCATGATGTTAATCCCTTTGAGGCTGTATGAATTTTGTTTGCTCGTCGGATCTGAGCCTAGTCGATCTCGTCGGGCAACGCAAGATCTTTTTTTTCTCGTCGGGCCTTGTCTTCGCTCGTCGGGTATGGTAGGATGGGGGGAGATCTGCGAGAGACTACTATAGCTAGTCTATAGCTAGTTTATAGCTAGTCTATAGATTATATTCATCATATTCTCTTAATTAATCTATAGATAATCTTTTAACTTATCTTTAGACCGGCAAAGTCTTTTAGACAGTTGTTTCTTTTTATCTTTAAATATCTTATGCCCACGTTTCCAACAATTCACCTGAATAATGTTTCTAATCTTTAATCTAGACATGGCCTATGCTCCATTTTAAAGCCCATACAGGGGCTATCTTTACTTTTTAGATAGGATACCCCCTAAAAACTAGCCTATTGCTGCTGGATAGGCAAAAAAAAATAGAGAGCCAGAACTTATCTGACCCTCTATATTAAATCTTAGGAGTATGCTTTGGTTTAATATATCTATTACCTGTTAACCACCAGAGTATATTATCCAATAATTTTTTTATTTTATTTAGGGTTAACACAACTAACTGTATAACTACCATCATCATTCTGTTGTTTGAATAAGATGTAGTTATTATTAAACTCCTCTACCGTTAAGGGATGAACCTCTGCCTTTCCAGGTTCTATAGTCCCTATCTGTTTGCATTCATGATAGCCAACATACTTCCAGTTGTTATCATTGTAATAGTCTACTCCTACATACACTAGCAGGGCTGCGAATAATGCTTCTAACATGATCTATTTATTCTCCTTCTTTTTATAATCTTTGTAATGGTTAAGTTTCTTTTTAAAGAATTCCTTAATAATATAGTTAGCTTTGTTGTAGTTACTAGCTACTCCAATGTTAATCCACCTTGTACTG